ATGCATAAAAAAATTGTCACCATCAGCCGCGAATTCGGCAGCGGCGGCCGGACGGTAGGGAAGCTGGTCGCGCAGTCGCTGGGGATCGCGTATTACGACAAAGATCTGGTCAAGCAAGCCGCCAAAGCGACGGGGTTTGACGAACGCTTCATCGAACAGGAGGGCGAGTACGCGCCAGCTTCCAGCGTGCTGGCCTATGCTTTTTCCGCGCGCGGCGCACAGGGAGCGATGAACGGCATGTCCGCGGACGACTACCTGTGGGCCGCGCAGTACCAAATGATCCAGGAGCTGGCGGAAAAAGGGCCCTGTGTGCTTGTGGGCCGCTGTGCCGACTATATCTTGCGGGAGCGCGGCGACTGCCTGAACGTATTTATCCATGCCGGCAAAGAGGCGCGTATGGAGCGCATCGTGCGCCTCTACGGGGAAACGGACAAAAGTCCGGAAAAGCGCTTGGAGGAAAAGGACAAAAAACGCCGTGTCTATTGCAAACATTACACAGGACGCGACTGGGGCGCCGCAAGGGACTACCACCTGACGCTGGACAGCGGCGTGATCGGGGTGGAAAAGTGTGCGGAAGTTGTGGTGACATTGTTAAGGGATTAATATATAGCCGTGGGGCTGTTTCAATATTGAAACAGCCCCACGGCATTTGTTTTTGAGAGATTTTAATAACTAGTTATAAAGACGCGTGATGGAAATGTTGTTTTGGTGTATGGGAATGCCGATATTGCATTGCCCTGATACGATGGATACATCCATACTGATATTTGCGGACTCGGCTGTAATTCGAAATAAGAGCTGCCCGTTTGGAAAAGAATCTAACGTTATCAAATATGTGAGGGGTTCAAAGCCGCTATAATAACCGATCTCTTGCCAGGACTCTCCGTCCTGGCTGACATAGCAATTCCACCCATAGCGTCCTGAATTTACATTAAATGTTATAGAGGTATTTCCTTTAAAATCTGCTCGAAGATAAACGATATTTGGATCTCCAGCGACTGGGATTTCAAGAATACTGTTAACGGTTCCACTTTTGATTTGTTCAATCTTTGTTGCATACGACCGAAATGTATCGCGCTCTGAAACTGCCACGCCCTTTGCCGTAATCGCATTTTTAATTGCCGTCTTGGTTTCCGCTAAATGGCGAAGCTTTTCCGCAATCGTCCCCATCAGACCACCTCCCCGTTCAGCGTATCCAATACAGAGGCCAAATCTCCAAGAAGGTCGATCCACACGCCATCCTTCAGAACAGACAGCGTATTATCCAAGTACCGGATGCCATGCGCGCCGCCGCTGTTTGCCACAGCGCTGTCCTGATGGGTGAGGGGCGTCGCACCGATGACATCGCACATGGCACTTGAATTGATCCATGACGGCGCGCCGCTTGCGCTCTGCGATAAAAATCCGGTTCCAGTGGATGGGGGGATCAGTTGCGCCAGCGCTGTGGTGCTGGATGCATAGACCAGTCGGTTGCTGGTCCAGCTCGTTTTTCCCGTGCCGCCGTTGCTCACACCGACAGTTCCATACATATCCGGCCCATACGGCTTGTTCGCGCCGACTGCAATCCAATAGGTGCCGTCGTACTGCAAAACCTGCGGTTTGTTGATGGAAAGCCAACTGCTCAATTGCCCGGACGCCGTGCTGCTGTTTGTGTAGCTGTACCGGCGCTTGATCGTCTTGGCGCCCAGCCCGTTGAGGTTGAACGTGGGGGATGTGGATGTGCTTGATGCGTGCGGAATGATGGTAATCATCAATCCGGTATACAGGCTGGTCACGCCGTCCAGCGTGGCGGTGTAAGCTGAACCACTGCCGGAGGTGGTGACAACCGGGGCGGTCGAGGCTCCGCTGGGCCCCTGCGGGCCAGGATCGCCTTTATCGCCCTTCGGCCCCTGCGGACCGGTTTCACCCTGCGGGCCAGTCGCACCAATCAAAGAATTCAACCAACCGTACTCCGTTCCGCTGAATCCGTTGTTCCGCGCGATCTCATAGGCGGACAGGCCGTCCGCGCCCTTCGGGCCGGGCGTCAGCTCTACCTTGTCGATCTCGCTGGTTACATACGCCTTTGTCGCATAGGTGGACAGGTCGATGTCGCCTGCGTTGCCGGTGTCGCCCTTCGGGATACCGAAATTCAGGATGGGCTGCGCATCGGTTCCGGTGCGGGTAACAGTGGCTGATGCGCCGGGAGAAAGCGTGGTTACCGTCCCCACAGTGATGCGAGGTGTGGTTCCCGCATCTCCCTTTGGACCCTGTGCGCCGGATGCGCCGGACGCCCCGGTCGCACCTTTTGTGGTTCCCGCATCTCCCTTTGGACCCTGTGCGCCGGATGCGCCGGACGCCCCGGTCGCACCTTTTGCGCCCTGCGGCCCGGTCGCGCCCCGCAGCCCCTGTGCACCCGTGTCTCCCTTGGGTCCCTGCGGACCAGTATCTCCCTTTGGTCCCTGTGCGCCGGCAGGACCAGCCGGCCCGGTCGCGCCTTTTGCACCCTGCGGCCCCGTATTGCCCTTCAGGCCTTGCGGTCCTTGTGCGCCCGCGTCGCCCTTGTCGCCTTTGGGTCCCTGTGGCCCCGGCGTCAGCTCGATCTGTCCGATCTCGGTGTCAACGTACCGCTTTGTCGCGTAGAGCGAGAGATCCAGCTCTCCCGCGTTGCCGGTATCGCCCTTTTCGCCCTGTGGGATGGCGAAGTTAAAGATGGGTGCTTCCGTTGTGCCGCCCTGCGTCACTGCCGCGCGTTCTCCTGCGGGGAGCGTCGTCACCGTCCCCACAGAAATCCGTGGGGTGAGGCCGTCCGGACCCACGGGGCCCGGTTCGCCTTTTTCGCCCCGTGCCAGAATGCCGCTGTCTACCAGACGGTCGGAAGCGCTGCTCCAGACCGTCCAGTTGCCGTTTCCGCCGATCTGCGGCGCCATGTTGCAGGCGTTCTGCGCGGCGGTTTCCGCTTCGGCCTTCGCCGCCAGAATCCGCGCCTCGACCTCGTCGAAGTAGCCCGGCGTTACATCGGCGAACGCGTCCGTTGCATTGATGGACTGATGAACCGCAAAACTGAATTGATTGCTTTTTTTGACCTTTTCATTTTCTCCCTTAACCGCGCGGATCTGCGCCAGCATAAAGCCGTCCGCCGGCATATAGGCGCGCAGAACATCGCAGTACAGAACGCTTGTATCGCCGCTGGTGTTGCGGTTAAGCTGAATGACGCGCTTTTCCCCGTTGATTTCCACGTCCAGGCAGAAGCCCCAACCGGGATAGTCCGCCATGTCGTCCATTCGGAATTCGATGCGGTGCACTTTGTCCTCACCGACATAGCCGATCAGATAGTCCTCATCCGGCACAACCACAAACCAATTCTTTACAGGAATCAAGCGATCACTTCCTTTCTTCTTTCTCGTCGTCCATCAGGCGGTCGCCCGCCGCATCGACGGAATTTTTACAAACCAGGATCAGTTTCTGCAAAAACGCGGGGATGGGCGCGCCCATCGCGCCGGCGTTTTCCACAATGGACCCCAATTCGGTTAATATGTACCATACGATTACAACCGGACAGAACAGAACGGTGTACTGGAACGGCAGAGAAATCGCGGGGAGGTGGTTGACCACCAACCCGATCAAAATGTCCGTCAGCAGGGATGCCGACACCGCGACAATCGATCCCGCCTTGTGCCAGATGCCCTCCCGTGCCGCCGCGCTGCTCCACACGCCGGACTTGCCCGCCGCCGCGCTGCCCGTGATGTAATCCACCACCATGCAGGCCAGATAGATCACCGCCAGCCACCCGAACCAGCCCAGCCACGCGGAAAGTGCCGCCGCCGCTGCTGAAATGGCCGCCTTGATCTCCAAAACCTGCGTTTCGTTAAATCGTTCCATGCGTTTCTTCTCCTATCTGAACGGCGAAGAGCCGCTCACCATTCGCGTACACACCGCAGCCCGCACCGGGCGGGCCAATTGCTTTGAATTGAAAATACCAGTCCCATCCCTGCTGCTTCGCGAACCGCGTCTGCAGCACGGCGCCGTTGCCGACGGTAAAATCCGGCTTTTGGTAGCTGGTCAGCTTTACCGTGTAGACCTGCCCCCTGGGGAGGCGCATGTCCATCGTTGTATCGGATTTGACCGCGTACAGCGCCTGTTTTACCATATTCAGAAACCGTGGCCAGCCGAGCGCCAGCGTGCGATGCGGGCAGTTTTTTCCGGAGTAATCCCGGTGCTTCGTCACCTGCTCCAGTCCCCAGCCGTACCGCGCCAGAATCGATGCGGTCAGCTCCGCCGCATTTCGCTCGGCGGCCTCAAACCGCGGCCCACCGCTCTTGGAATAGCAAATCTCGATGGCGATGCCCTGCCGGTTACCCTTCCCGTTCCCGTCGCCCGCGTGCCAGGCGTTCCGGGTCTCCGGAATCGCCTGGATGGCCTCAATATCGTCGACGGCATAATGAAAAGATACTTTTTGCGTATTGGAACGCATGTAGCGGATTTCATTTTCCGCACTTGCGTCGTTGGCCGTGTTGTGGATTACCACGCGGGTGGGGATCATCGTGTAGGGGGCTTTGATCAGGTATTGATCATTCGAGAGCAGGGATTGGCGGACAATCACGCTTCCACCTGTTCGACGGCGGTTTCCTCCTGATGCTCTTTCAGAAGCATATTGATGTGGTTCTGCGCGCTTTCCTCGATAGTCGCGCCAGGATAGGGGGCGTTGAGCTTTGTCTGAACGATCCAGTCGGCGCCGTTTTCATTGACGATAATATAAACCTCGTCGTTTTTGGTGATTTTGAGCGACGTCATCGCTTTCTTTGCCGGGCAGGAATTGATTGGGGACTGCTTGTCCCAGATTTTATATGTAAGCTTCATTTTTATTTCTCCTCTCGAATTAGATTCCAACTTTCACCATCGCCGCAGTATACGGCGGGGAAGGTGACTTTTCCGTTGATATATAGCATTGCGTCTTTAAAATAAGTGGGGTGCCAGCTCATTTGATGATTTTCCATCAGAGAAGCATAGTGCGAGGTGTCTTTGGGGAGGTAGTAGATGACGACGGTTGGATCGTCGTTGTATTGCTTGGAGGTGAGGGAAAGGCAGTCCGCAACGCCAGTATAATCTTGAGTATCATATTCCCCACCAAAGATATAAATTCTGTCTTTAACACAAGCACATGAAGGGTTAGACCTTCCCAAGGATAAGTTACCAATTTCTCTATATGTATCCGTTAATATGTTATATGAAAGGACAGTGCTTACATACCTACCACCAATAATATAAATATTCTCGCCCACACTTACACAGGACATTCCATAGCAAATTTCTGGCAGTTCGGCCAATGTTCTTTTAGTGTCTGTTTCAGGAAGATAAGCATACGCGTCCTTATAACTGGAGTATTTGTCTCCAGATTTTCGGTCTCCTCCGAAATAAAAAATTTCGCCCCCAATGGCGGTACAAGCAAACCGCCTTCTGCTAATCCCTATATTTATCTCTGAATAAGTGTTTAATGTAGTGTTATATACTAAGGAAGAAGAGTTTGGAGAATTGGATGAAGTTTCTCCTCCTATAAGGTAAATTTTATCTCCTATAACGCCACAACCACCTTGATACCGTGCTTTTGGCATAGAAGCTATGGACTTCTTTATATTGGTGGTAGGATCGTACATGAGAGCATCAGAAAAATAGTCGCTGCCTCCACTATAAGACATTCCACCAAATATATAAATTTTGTTATTACTAGTGGCACAACATGCGGTTGCCCTACTAGTAGATATACCTGCAGAACGATATGTATTAGTAGTTGGATTGTATATTTTGGAGTCAGAAGTAGTTGTGTTATAGGTAACTTGTCCTCCGATAATATATATTTCATCGTTGACAACGGTACAACATGCTCCAGTTCTTGCTGGAGTCAATTCTTTTATTGGAGATGGAAGAATCCACTGTTCCTCAGACCATACGCTTGTATCAAATACAACTTTTTTAGGAGAAACATACTCACTGGTTTTTAACCAAATTCCCTGTTCTTTTTCTGGTGCGTTTGGTTGACAGAAAACATTTAGCTTTGTATTACTTCCACCTGTTTGAATGATATTCGCCATTCAATTTCCTCCTTTTGCCTTTTAAAAGATAAACAGAGAATCAATTTTTAACTCTTCTCCAACTTTCCCCATCTCCTATATAGGTTGGATATTCCTGATATTCATTTTGATTGTACAACCACACATTTCCAAAAAATCCACGAAGATATACGTTGTCTTCAGGATCGCTGCATAATATGGCATCATAAGTAGGACTGTCTTCGATAGCAACCGTTTTATTTTCTAAAACGGTTTTTGTTAGATCAAAGGCTGTTATGTTCATATCGTCAGCGTTTGACGACTCTTCAGAGTAGTAGGCTCCAGGAAAAATGAGGACTTGGTCCAAGTTTGCATACATAGAGCAGAAACTGTATTGGTGCGGATCATCGTGAGCTAATTGTTGGAATGATTTAGACTCAATATTAAATAGAAATGTCCGTTTTTCTATCAAGCTCATTATAGTGATTAATATTTGATTACCTGCCACACAAATTTGTGGTTCGCTGGTATATGGAGTTGGGTAAGGAAAGGTTTTTACCGTTTTTGTAATGGTGTTGTATTCCAACAATTCTGTTGCTCGTGCAAAGTATAAACAATTTCCAAATATAGCAATACACCCTTGTGATACGTTTACTTCCGGAATTGTAGCAACTTGCGAAAATTGAGGAGTAAAGCCATTTAATACGACTTTGTATAATGTTGTAGATTTGTAATCAGAGGGTATGCTCCAAATTTGTGCGCCGCTAAGTGCATAAATTTCTTGCCTGACTGTTCCAATAATAAAGTAGTTAAAAGGGATCGCATTTGAGTAATCCGTAGATCTTTCTATTTCATTACCATTTTTATCGTATTTAATAGCAAGACTGGATCTGGTTCTCAATGAACCAGATGAAGTTAAACTTTGAAAGTTACAATAAGCATAAAAGTAATCGTTGTATTCAAATACATTAAAACCACAACTTTCACGTGAAGTATCAGTTCCGCTGCTTTCTGAAAAAATATTTTTCTTTGAGAAAGTGCGCTTATTTGTATCATAAAAAGTAAGGGTTGTATATAAGCCTACAGTGTCCCTACTGTTAGCATAATATTCAGCTCCAGAAAATATTACACAATTGTTACCAATCAGAGGTCTCCAACAAAAACGATTATAGTAGTTTGAACTCGTATGCCCCTGATTCATTATGATTGACTTATTTCCAGTTGCACCCATGAACCTTCCTACTTGAGCAAAATATTTACTTGTTTTAAATGCGAGCATACTAACGCTTTCCGGAGACTGAATCCAAATTCCATCTTTGCTTTCCGGTTCTGTAGGTCTGCAAAATACATTAAGCTTCAAGCGCTTTTTTCCACTGCTGTTAGAGTGGACAATGTTCGCCATCAGGTATCACCTCTTATAATGACGCGAATAGGGATATTCCGATCCGGTTTATAGCCCCACGCCTTCAGCGTAATAGATCCAGACGACTGTCCGCCATCCTGAATATTAGCCGCCTGCAAAGCGTTCAGTTCCTCTTCTGTGATATTCACATCAGGCAGAATATCCTGATTGCTGGACGTTGTCACACCCTCGACCGAAAGCGTATACGTAAACGGCGGTTCGCTTCCAATCCACTCAGTGGAAATTAAATTCTCCTTCAAAGTCGTGGACGGCGCGCTCCAATACGGTGCGCCCGCGGTGTTTTGACGAAGAAACGATCTGGCTTTCGACGGATACGAAAGCTGCGTCAGCGCCGTGGAAGTAGACGGATAGATCAGACGCGATGCCGACCAGCTTGTCTTTCCCGTACCGCCGCGCGATACCATTACGGTATTGGCGTTCAGCTTCATCTGCGTGTCGATTTTTTCCAGATTTTTATTGTAATCCTCTATATTATAAAAATCCGTTTCCAAGGGCTGTTTTAATTTATAATTACTGGTTTCTGGTGCCATTGATTTCACCCTTTCTGATTTGTTGGTGTTCGTATCGATGGAGTGCCTGATGCGTCCATTTTGCCTGTGCAATTTCCCTGTGCGTCAGATACCGAATATCATAGGTATACTGCAAATGCGCGGGCTTGATCTCGTCAATCGCGGCGGAAAGATCGTCCAGCAGCGGTGGGACGCCGATGTCCCCGAATTGAATGATAAAACTGCTGGTTTCCGGATGCTCTTGAATTGTAATCATACCATTGACAAAACTTTCTGCCAGATTTTGAATCATGTCCTTTGTCGTCGTGCCCTTCCCGCGCATTTTACTCAAAATTCTGGAGCGCCGGTCCTTTTCGCTTTTGGATAAGTCCGTATCTAGCCCATAGAGCTTTTCCCAAAGCTTCAGCCCCCATGTGGAGGTGTTCACCAGAAGCTGCTGTACGAAGCTGTCGCCCGGCTGTTCCTCCAGCTCTTTCCCGATGCCCCAGGATTCCTGCGCCACAGCAAAGGCTGGGTCGATTGCGTCCTGGATTTTTTCGGTTTCCGTCTCGCCGTTATTTTGGTAATAGTCCGGCAAAAGCTGTTTCATCATGTCATTTCACCTGCCGGTTCTACATAGGGGTCCACATCGACGTTTCCGAGCACCGGGACTTCGTTTTCCGCAAAGAGGATGTTTTTTGCCTCCGCGTCGCCGGCGGCATATGTACTGGGCGCACTGGACACGCCGCTGATTTGCAGGTCTCCGATGTCCTTGACGCCGTTAACGTTCAGCAGAAGATTCACCACATGGTTATAGCGCAGGGACTTCTCCTTGAATGCGATCTTTTTAATATAATCTTCCATCGCGGTGCAGAAATCGTCGTGCACTTGATCAACGGTCGCCAATCCCAAAAGCTCTACTTTCACGCTGATGTCGATCCGCTTGGTTGCGGCGCTGAGAACGTTTACGTTTACGCCGATTGGACGGCAGGCGTCGATGTGCTTCCAGCAGTTTTGCAGAATCACGTCGTCGGTGACCGGCCTTTTATCCGGCCCAATGACATAGACGGAAATCTGCGGCAGTGGAATGTCCCTTTTCTCATAGACTGTACTTCCGCTTCCGTTTGTCGTCTTGACATAGATCGGATCGACTTCCGCATACTGCGCCGCGCCGGTGCTGCCCGTGTCGCGATACAGATGCATGTGTTCCTCCACGACTTTTGCGTCACCTATGCCCGGAACCTCCGTCGCCCACTGCTGATAGTGGGATGCGTTGCCGCTCGTGCCTGGATCGCGCAGCCGCTTGTAGAGACGTTCCACGAGATCCTTGTCCGACTCCGGGTCGTCCGTGCCGCCTGCCACTGCTTTTTCATTGGTAATGCTCTGTACCGTGATCCCCGTCAGCGCGGTCTGCAATTGTGTGATTGTGCCGGGTTCCACGTTGTAGGCGGTTCCAGTTTGTTCCGCCTCGACATTCACCAGAGCAGTCCCGTTTTTGATGGTGACCGCTTCTGTGGAATAGTACCGTCTGCGTTTGCCCGCATTTTCTTCATTGGTCTCAAAGCAGGTGTTTACAGGCACCTGCCGGCTTTCTGAAGCTGCTGAGCAGGTCAGTTTGACATAGCCGGACGCCTTCTGCGGCTCCTTGCGCGTGATGCCGTATTCCGCGCAGCGCCGGTCAATGTATGCACCGGAGGTTTCGTCCACAAAGGCGATCGGAATCAACTCGTTCATCGTGTCGTAAAGCTTCCAGATTTCATAGGCGACAGGGCTGACCAGATCGCTGGTATAGCTGCCCTCGCGTTTATCCAGCTCGTTCGACATGCCCGCCAGGATTTGTTCCCGGATATTTTCCGGCGTTTTTTCTTCAAACATGGATATCACCTCCCATTTGTATATCGCCGTAGACGGTTTTGATCCGGCATGTGATATGCAGGATATCCGCCGCATAACGGCCTGTTACGGGTTCCTCTTCATTTTTGCCAAAAGAAACGTCCAGCTCCTCCACGCCAGCGATGTAGGGATTCACCAGCAGGCTTTCGCGGATATACCGCATCGCCTCGGCGCGCTTCAGGGCTTCCGTATAGGGCTGCCCGATCAGGGCCGCCAGCTCGCAGCCGTAGTTCCAGGTGTAGATTTTATACCGGAACCGCTCCGTGTGCAGGGTCTTCCACGCCCAGGTCAGGACGGCTTCCTCGCGCTCCACGATCACCGGATTTTTATCCTGAAACACCGGCTTGTTTGCGGCGAAATCCCATTTGACCTCCCGATAAATCGGAAGTTCGTTCTGCACCTCCACGGTTGGCGGCTGGATGATTGGAAAAAGGGTCATGCGCCCACCACCTTACATAGTACATAGAACAGCTGCTGATCTCCGCGCGGCGTCATCAAGACGGTGTCGCCCAATCGGAGAGCGTCGTCGCCGCGCAGCAGCGCGTTCACTTTCACGTCATTTTGATCCAGTTCAATATTACCCATTTTGATTTTCAGCGGAGCCGCGCTGGTGACGGTTCCCGTCACGTTGGCCGGAATGCGCTGTTCCGCGATTTCCTGCCGGATTGCCTGCCAAAATGAGGAATACGGGTTGTCTTCCATGGTTTTCCCTCCGCTCTTTATTTTTTATCTTCCGGTTTGCTTCCGGCCTCGACTTCATCCATCATGCTCTGGAAGTTGACCACCAGCTGATTTTTGTAGATGCCGTCTTTCCAGGTATGGAGGTCGGATTCAATATAGAACAGGCCGGAAAGTCCGGTGTACGGTTCCTTTACAATGACCGCATCGCCTGTCAAGCTGTTCACGTCGCCCAGACAGTCCAGCGTCACCTTTTGGGATACGCCGTTTTCCGCCAAAAGCTTTTCCGCCTTTTCCTTGGCGTTTCCGTCCTTGCTCTGAGACAGATAGTCCTGCATCAGGCCGTACAATTTGATGTACTGGTCGTTGGAAACCTGCCCCGTCTCCTTGTCGTTCTCATCGCGGATCGAAATTTTGTTGATCATGTTTTCGATGCTCTCGGAGCAGGAGGCCTGCAGCAGGTTCGCGCCGCCCTCGATCACCAATTTGTTGCCGGCCGCGCTTTTTTCCAGAACGTTCAATTTCCCGCCGGAAAACCGGATGAAATACTGTTTTTTGGTTTTGGCGGCCGCCAGTGTATAGGCGGTTTGGATCATCTCATACAGAGAGCATCCGGAGAAAATGCGGGATAGCGTTACCCCCGGCTGGACAAGCTGCCCCACCGGCACCTCAAATTCCGCGCAGATTTTTTTCGCGATCGCGTCCGGCGTCTCATTTGTAAATTTGAAGGACGCTTTGTTGCGGTTGAGATAGTATCCCCGGTCGTAGCAGTGGATGGAAATCGCGCTGTCGCCCGTCCCTTTTTGGCGGGAGAATATGTAGCCCTGGAACAGTTCCTTTCCGTCGAGGGAGAAGGTTACCGCATCGCCCAGCTCACAGGTGACTTTTGGCAGGTTGGCGTCGTCCGGCGTGGAAACCAGGTCGACTTCCAGAATGCGCGTACATTGCCGGTATTCTCCGGACCACTCCACGGAAGCAATCATCTGGCTGAGGTCGTATAATTTGTTTTCATGCGTTACAAGAAGCTTTAACATGCGTCTCGCCTCCTTACAGTTTGGATTTGTCCGGCAGCTGCAGCGTCTTTCCCGCGTAGATCAGATTGGGGTTTTTAATGCCGTTGTAACTGGCGACTTTTGTGTAGAGCGCCTTGGAACCGTCTCCGTAAAACTCCCTGCAAATCGCGCTCAGCGTGTCGCCCGTTTTAACGGTGTAGGTTTTCGCCGCCGCGGGCGGCGTTTCCACCCGGCGTTCCTCTGTTTTGGCCGCCTGCTCCGTCTTCACAATCTTCGGCAGGCGATATTCCCGCAGAGAAAGCGTCGCGTATACGTCGTTGGTGCCGTCCCGCTCCCCGTATTCAATGCTCTCCACCAACACCTCCATGTTGACCGGCGTGTCGGAGACGACGAACCGCAGAGGTGTGTGGTTGTCCGCGCACTGCTCAAAGAACTGCACATAGGCATACGGCGTCTGCGCGGTGCCACTGGTGAAGGGGTAGCTTTTCCCGGGAAACAGGCACTGGATGGACAACGTCGCCAGCGCGCCGCCGCCCGCCAGATTCAGGTCCCCCAGCGTGTACATGTCCACCGTTTCAACCTTCACGCCGTGGCGGATGGTGAAGCTCTCCGGGGTGACAGGCAGGGCCAGTTCCTGTTGGGTTTTAGAGTCTTTAAAAATAAATTTTCTAAGCATTTACTAATCTCCCATAATTGAGTGACATTATGAAGCAGAATGTATCAACTTTCTATTGCGTGCTATTTGTTCTGCTTGTTGAGCAGTTGTATTATGTGCATCATTAATAGTAATGTAGTAAGTGGATTGAGAGTCCTTAAATGCCTTTATTAAAGCCTCTAAATCTTTTATTGTTAAAGGTTTTGGTGCTTCGCGTATCAAATCATTCATAAGACTTTTGGGATCATATTTAACAGTAGGAGTAAAATTATTGTCTCCACTGTTGGAATAAGAGACTCCAGTTGTATATGATGATCCATACGCTTTAGTAGTCCCCGATTGATAAAGATAAGATCCTTTAGGATTCTTTAAACTATACTCACCTTGATAAAATCTATTAGAGGCTCCTGAAGCTGTGGACAGTAGCATTTTATCTAATTTGTCGTCGTCACGCCATATTTCAGGATTTATACTTGCATATTGTTGGAATAAATCAACCATATTCGCGTCTAAGTTTCTCTCCATTGACATATTATGTGAATGTTGAAATTCCAATTCGCCGATTTGTTCTGCCGCCTCTTTCATCCTTATCTGTTCAGCAAGTGTTGCTTTTTTAAATTCATCACTATTTATGACCTTAGAAATTCTGTTGCTTATCGTTTTTTTTCTTTCTTTTAATAGTTCTGCCTCTTTTTTTCCTTGTGCTTGCTCTAACGTCTTTAAAATTTCTTCATCTTCGGAAGAAAAATAGTTATCATTGGTGCCTAGTTCGTCAATGTATGCTTGACCTTTTGCCTTCGCAATTCTATCTTCTTGTGTTAAGTCGGTTCTATTTTTATCGTTTACAAGATCAATCCCATACTCTGTTAAGCTGCTCCTTTGCTTTGTCACGGAACTGTAAAAAGTTTCAGAAAGATTTCGAAACTTATTGTTCTTTTCTTGCTCCGTTTGTGTATATGACTTTATCATACTACTAAATATGCCTAATGCTAAACCAGCAACTCCATGTTTAATACTTTTTGCAGCTATTCCTACAGAGAAAGCCGTCGACATTCCTTCTGCTACTCCATTTCCCACGTAACGTGAAAATGTTTTTCCATAAGGTCCTTCTAGAGCGGTCTCCATGTAACTACCAATATTATTAAAATATGAGCTAAAGACAGTTCTTAAAGCAGTTTTGTCCTTTATAAGGAGATCTAGTTTTTCTGGAAGAGTATATCCTTCCTTTCCAGAACCAGTTGGAATGCTGTTTGAAGTATCTGCGGAGGGCGGTGGAAGAGGGCCTACAAATGGTTGTGTATTATTAAAATTTGATAATGAAGTGTTTCCCGAGGGGGAAAGGGATGTACTTGTAGTTGCGGGCAACATGGGATAGGTTGCTCCAGAGGGTAATGAAGGAAGATACGAATATCCTGCCATGTTATCTCCTCCTTTCCATATCTTTTTCAAAAAAGGCCCTTATTACAGCCTTTTCCCCCGCGGGCAGGCTGTAATAAGAACCGGGCAGTATGTTTTTTTCCAGGAACAGATAGTACATCAGCTGTACTTCCGCGTCTTCATTTATTTTTTTTTAACCTCTTCCACGGTGTTCTGGCGGAAGCCGCTCAGCTTTTCGATCTCGCGGCCCAGGTCCTCCACCTCGCCGGGCAGAAGCATCGCCTTTACCAGCTCCACCGGCGTGGCGGCGCGGTACTTCTCCAGCAGCTCCTTCGACTTCAGGTCGGGGGAGGTCACGCCCGCCAATACGATGTGGACGCTCATGTTTTCGCCCTTGCAGGTCTCACGAATGTCCGCCACACGGCTGTAGGACAGCGCCTTGAGGGAGAAGATCACGTCCGCGCCGCAGAGCTCGCTCAGGCGCTTCATCTTAAATTCTTTCTCCGGCACGCCGGGCAATTCCGTTTTCAGCAGCAGGTCCAATGTATTGCTCATCTTATTCCGCCTCCGGGATCATATCGAGATAATCGTAGTCGGTGAAGGTAAACGGCGCATCCACCTTACCGGTTACGCCCGCTTCCCAGTCCGCCAGCATCAGGTCGTCAAAGGAGACGCCGTTCGCCACCACGCGTTCCGCGCCGTAGGCGTCCGGGTCGTCCAGTTTGGAGATGATTGTAAAGCGGACGTCTTCGCCGTTCTTCATGCTGTTGCCGATCTTGCGCGCCATACGGCTGGAAGTCTTGTACAGCTTTACGGTGCCGGAGCAGTCCATGCCGGTGATCTTTTTGTCCGTGGCCATCATGCCGCAGCGCTTGATATCCTCTTTTTTAAACGAAACCTTGAGCTGCATGCCGTAGCATTCCGCTACATATTCGTTGTCCAGCCAAACCTCGCCCCAGGTGCCGGAAATTACTCTTTTTGCACTTTCCATGGTGTAAATCCTCCTTAAATTGCAATCTGCAGATCGATGTCCTCGATCGCATCCAGAATTTTAATGCTTGCCGCCAGGAATACCTTGTCCTTCGTGTTGGCGTTGCGCAGCTCCTGCTCACTCAGCTCGGAGACGTCCACGCCGGTGCTCTGGAGGTACGCGGACTGCGCGTCCATGTCGATGTCCACGACGCTCTTGCCCGGGTCCAGAATGCCCTCCTGCTCCAGCTGGGTGAAATAGCCCTTGATCGCGGTGATCAGCAGGCATTTGTTGTCGTAGCTGTTGGCGTACTTGCCGATGTAGTTGTCCTGCGCGGTCATGCGGATGTCGCTCTGGATCATATCCACCGCTTCCACAATCTTAATCTTTTTGAACTCCTCGCCGTGGCCCTCGCTTGTGGCGTTCAGGGAGTTGACGCCCCTGCCGACCTTGACCTTGCGGCCGTCGTGCATCAGGATGAACTTGCCTGCGTCGATGGCTGTATCCATATCTTCCTGGGACAAACGCGCAATGTCCTCCACCTCGGAGAGCGGCGCATAGGTACAGGAAATGTTCATCGGAGTGCCCGCCAGAAGGCCCGCAATACGGCTGCAATACTGGCCCGCGCTGAAGGTTTCCCGATGATCCGGATCACTGGCAGTCGGCGCATGGACCACAATGCCTTCTGTTGCAAAGTTGATCACGCCGTCGCTGTTGGCGGCCATGTTCGGCAGCACGGCCTTCACCGTGCGGTTGTTGCTTCTCTGTGCTTTCACCCAATCGGAGAGTATGCGCGAGGTCAAAGAGCCGCTTTCAGATACGCCAAGGTCCGGCGGCCCGGCCAGATAGTCAAAGGTCTGCGTCGCCAAAACATCCAGTGCGTCCTGGAAGTTTGCTGCGCCATTTTTCATCGCGTAAACCAGCACCTTGCTCGGCTTGTTCACATAGCCGAGGAACGCGTTTTCAATATACTTCTGGTTGGTCATACCGGTTTCGCTGCTGCCGGCTTTCAGCTCAGTCGGAATATCATTTGCGCTGGTCAGCGTATACAGCTTGCCGGTGGCGTTCGTGCCGCCCTTTACGATCAGCGCCACAACACCCTTCTGCGAGCGCTGCACAGCGGATACCCCCTGTGTTTTAAATGCGATATGAATATTGGGAAGTCCCATTTGTAAATTCCTCCTGTTAATATATATTTGTTACGTGTTGCCCGGATTTTAAAACGACATGTTCGTATGGATTTCCTGCATTTTCTCCGCCGGACCGCCGCCGTCTTTCGGAAGCGGCCGGTCGTCGAAGTAGTCGAAGGTCAAATCGAGCTTGACCCAGTCTTCGCCCCGCTCTCCTTTGCCCAATTGGACCGGCAGTGCGCGGTCCTTCAGGCGCAGATAGCCGGAGGCAAAGAGCGACTGCATTTGGTCTTGCACAGCCAGCAGTTCTTCCGTGTCGCTGGCCGCGTAGTCGTCCAGAGTCCCATAGTAAGTCACTGCGAATTGAGAAGTCTTTTTCACGCTGACGCGCGTCGCCGGCTGCTGCTCTTCGGAGATGAACTCGATCAGGAAGCAGGGCCGCTGGAACTGGGCCGGACAGCGCCCGATATAGAAAAAGCATTCCCCGTGCGCGTCCGCCAGCAGGCGGTTAAGCTGCTCCAGAATCTGTGCGCTCGTTGTCATGGTTTCACCCCCTTTCCGGTGTCCCCTGTCACTGCTCCCGCTGGATGGTCAGATCATAGACGTCGCGGTCGGGGCGCATGGTGTACGATGCCGCCACCGTGTAATGCGTGCGGCCGATTCGTACCAGGTCGCCGGGCAGAAGCGCTTCCCGCTTCGGGGTGGTCAGCTGGCAGGCCTGCCGGCTTGCTGTCTGCGGCATGGAGCGCGTGTATACCGGTTCTTTTTCTTCCAGATAACCGGGGAATACCGCGATTTCCCGCATGGTTGTCACCGGCCGGTTCAGCTCGCCTTTTTCCACCTGCGGCCGCATAGCCGCACACAGCTTGGGTTCCGCCATCCGCACCAGCGCCCGGCTGTACTGTTTCCCCACCGGCGCGACGTCCAGCACCATGCCCCGCTTACCGTTCCATTCGACCGGTGTGCAGGGCGCCAGTGCCCGGCGTCGCATGGTCATCGCCACTTCTTCCAGCTCCGGATTGTCCCCGCACGGACAGCGCGGGGGGAGTGTTTCTGCCTTAACCCAAAGCTGCGCCGTGGTTTCCCACCGGAGGTCTTCGCCGCTGCCTGCGGCAGAAAGCAATGTAACCTTGTCTCTCAGCTCTCCCGCGTTCAAGTGGTCCCCACCTCCGGCTTTACCGTGTGCAGGTCCAGGATCTTCTGTACCACCGGATTCATCGTGCTGCCTGCCGCCGTCATCTGCCGGTTGTCGTACAGATCAGAGCAAACCGTCAGGATCGCCGCGGTCAGGTCTTCGGAATCGTCCAGCTGATCCTCCCGCAGGCCGGTGTAACGGATGACAAACGCCTTGGCCGCAGACAAAAAGATTTCCAGGGTCTGGTCGTTTTCTTCCTCGGCGCGCAGATACTGCTTTACGGTATCCAGCGTGATGTTGCTTGCGCGCATTTTCCTGCCTCCTTTTCATTATTGAATCTTTATAAGATACACCAAGGGTAAAAAATAAAATATGTGGACAGAACAACGGAATCTATCTTTGCGTTCAAAGTCGATGCTTTGCCGAAGACACGAGAGAAACCCTGCGCACTAAGAAAAAATATTGCAGAAGTATCGTGAAATCCTGCATCGATAAAGGTTCGTGCTCTTCCGAGGTGAAAAATGTTTGCAAAAACTCATTTGCTGATGTCTCTTATTAAGATACAACTAGTATAGCACATATGTTCTGAATGTCAACAGGAATCTTTTCTGGGATTTCTCCTTAAATAGTCGCTTTATTCCATGAAAACAGCCGCCCTGCAAAATGCAAGGCGGCCATATGTACGTCCGGGAAAAGGAAACAGCAGTTATTTTAAGCCTTTGCCTGGTTCTTGACAACATAAACTTCGTTTTCGGTTTCTCCCTCTATGATAAAACAGCACACTTCATTAGAAATAACATACTCCAGTACAGGTTTCCCTAAAAAGCTGTCTTTGGTTACATTCCCAAAGTCAACGACGATTTCCCCGTTGGGAGTTAACAGGGCGTTCTCTCCATCGACGTTTTCCAACAGCCACCAATGTTCGCCTTCCTCTAATTTTTGTATACCATAATATCGTTCAGAATTTTTATAAGGTGCTTCGGTGCTTGCAATTTTCCAAGTGTCATTGCTATAGTATAGAGCTTTGTTACCAATAAATTGAGGTTGTTCGCTGGGAGATATAAATATGAGATCGAAAGATGCAATTTCTTCTATAATTTCTCCCTTTTCATTTATAACTGCAAGGTACATCGTGGGGTCTGTATCTGTATCTTCCTTAAAGAATGTAACAAGTGCTTTTCCATCTTTAAAATCACTAAATTGGCGGTATGTTATCGAGGGGTCAGTTTTCGGGAAAGGCTTCTGCGATTTAATTTGCTCAACTAATTCTGGATGAGAGTTTCCGGATAAATCTAATATTGTATGGATTCCCGTTTTTGTTTGTAATCCCGTGTTTTCCTGCTCATCCACTTTTTTTAGATAACTTTCGATTTTAAGGTATGTTTCTCCCTGTAGGTTCAATACAGAAGCGTTTATGAGTTGAAATCCGGTAGATTCGTTCCGTATTTGATTATAAGGTGCTTTTACTTTGGCAAATTCTTTTCCTTGCAGGTCAAGTAAAACAATATATACTTGATCTGCACTATCTAAAACAACACAGCAAAAGAAATTTTTTCCAGAAGAACTTACATATGCGTCTTTATACACTGAAAGCGCTTCCGTAGGATCAACGGTGTTAATAATTTTTCCTTCTTTCGATATGAAATATATAGTGGATATTTCATCCGATTTGATTCCGGAGAATGTGCCTCTATCTAAGTCATAGATTAAAGAATTATATTCCGGTTCAATTAAAACCTTTCCATTCAAATCCACAACACTGGATTTCCCGTCGTATGTAGCATGGACAAATGGACAGGTCTCTGCACCGGCCCGATCAAACTTCAATTCATCATAGGTGAAATCAATCACGGTTTTTCCCTCCGGATCCAAAAGGCCGTAAAGCCGGCCGTCGGATTTTGTTACAATAAAGTACCCGTTGGAGTAGTCTTCGATATGGTATTCCTTTGGAATCGTCACCATTTTGTCATAGAACTCAGATACGGGTTCCGCGGGCGGAATGGGTGATCCCATCGGTTCGGTGGATGAAGGCTCGCCACCAGAGGATAAATCCGACTGTGCGGTTCCCTGCCCGGAATCCGGATTGCCTGTTTGGACTTCGATTTCCTGTGCGCCGCATGCGGTGGTTGCCACCAACAGAGCGGCCAGCAGGATTCCCAATACTTTCTTCAATGTTCTTCCTCCTTGCATTTTGCGATACTCCCCTTTGTGAATGTTCTATATATAAAAATTGCCCTGTGAAACAGGGTTTTTTATAGGGACTTGTCCTTTGAACAACCACCGGGCTGAGCCGGTTTTATCTTGTCTGAAGTTTGACAGAAAAGGAGGGTGTTGATCGTATTTATAATTTGGAATTGATTTGCAGGCGTCAGTTTTTCAGCCAACGATTGAATTTCTATCGCAGTTTTATAAGTAGTATCTTCCTTCAT